ACCAGGGCTTCCGCTTGCACCAGCAGTACCCGACGCTCCGACAGAACCAGTATTACCCCTTCCACCAGAAGCGCCGACTGTTGTTGCTGATGGTCCATACGAACCTGTTGCACCAGGGGAACCTGTTGCGCCAGCAGAACCAGGACTTCCAGTTGCTCCAGGTGACCCAGTAGCACCAGCAGAACCAGTGGCACCAGCAGAACCAGTAGCACCTGCACTTCCTGTTGCTCCAGGACCTGTTGCTCCAGAAGGGCCAGCAGAGCCAGATGCGCCTTTAGACCCTCCACCAATAGGAATCATCCCCGATGTATGCATGAACACCCCACCAGACATTGCGTTGATGTCTTTGTATAAATATTCAGGAAGGGCAGTTATTCCAGGGCTTGTACCGCCTCCGCCTTGTCCACCAGCACGATAAGTAATCGCGGATTGAGAATGGCCTTTGACTGTTCCGTCAGAAACAGTAGATGCGGCTTCACCGACTGTTCCAGAAGAAACTGAACCAATTCCGATGTAGCCATTATTTGTAAGAGTGTTCTTAACAAAGACTCGGTAGCCGTTTGTATTGAGAAAAACGTCTGCGTTAATCACCAGATTGTTATAAAACATATCTGAGGTGATTGCCGTGTTTGATGTTACGACTACGTCGCCGTCCCCACCATGTCCGTATATTTCGTCATTAGCAGCGCGTACAACACTTTTTTCAATTCTAGAAATAGCCATATCACACCTGTGACATATAGTAGACGGTTCCTGGGTTTTGTCCAGTTACATCAGTGGTTATTCCAGGAGCCAATGCTTCAGCGGAAGAAACAATGAGAATTACTCCTCCTCCTGCAGGTGCAGTTCCTGGGGCTTTAATGTAAGCCGTACCTGACGCAGGACCAGAGATGTAACGAGCAGCAATAATTACAACACCACCACCTGCTTGCGCAGTTCCTCCAGCGCCTCCACGAAGAAAAGTCGGTCCACCAGATGCAGTAATTGAGTATCCAGTTACTGCTTGATGAGGCACTTGAAAATAAGCGGAACCACCCATATTTGAGTGAGGCGCTGTTGCTGTGAATCCAGTTGCTGAACCGCCAAGTGAGTGAGTAACGGCGGTAGCGGCTGCTCCGCCTTGCATGATTGAGCCTTCGGTTGAGTATCCAGTTGTAAAACCAATCGTGGAGTCGGTTCCCATAAACTTCAATGTGCCTTTAACGAATATTCTGTATCCATTAGGCGCTAACCGAACGCCCGCATTGATGGTTAAATCATTAAAGTACATATCTCGTGTCATTGAGTAAACACTTGAAGACGGAGCCGTGCTTAAAACAGTCGTGGTTCCGTCCAGTACGGCATCACCATCTGCACCAGTTCCGTAAACAGAGTCAACGCCTTCGTTGAAGTATGCGTTCCATACAGAACCATCCCATTGCCAACTCTTAGGACCAGCAGTAAAAATCTGGTTTACATATGGAGAAGCAGGAAAAGTAATTGCTGGCATTAGAATCTTCTCACTGGGCGAGTGTTTAGTGCGTTAGGTTTGGAGTTGCTGTACTTATCTCCTTGATAAAAACCATGTGACCACAGTCCTGTTGGGTCATAAAAATTCTTAGTAGAACTTGAATAGTAGGCATTAGCAAATCCGCCAACACCTAGATTTACATGAATTGCATCGTAAATTAATTTTAATTCTCCATATGATGGCAAGTACCAGTCTGACTGTCCACCCGAAGTTAGGTCGGCACAGTATGCTGCGGCACAAGTTGCAGCAACATTGCCTGCTTGAGCAACTATATCTAGTGTGTTTTGGTAACCCCCACCCAACGACTGCAAATTGGCACCAGAAACATCCGTTTCCTGGTTTAAGTTTGCATCTGTAGCCCAACTTCTTGTAACTTCAGCACCAATAGGGGCCACTTCAAGATAAGTAAATCCTGTGTATTCGTTGTAACGGTCAACAAAGAAGATTATTCCACCGCCAGGACCAGTGTCTCCGACTTTGTATCCTGCATTTCCATTGGCCATCCATGCAGCACCATTCCACAAAATTAAATTTTTAGTGTCTGTCTCGTAGGCCAGTTGACCAGTAAACGGCGAAGCAGGACGAGTAGATGAAGTTGCTTGCATTGGCGACATTGAACCGCCACCTAGTTCAACCCATGCTGAGTTGTAGTAGATGTATGAAGAACCAGTAGTTGTGTCAAACCAGACTTGACCAGCAGAAGGAGATACTGGAGCGGTTGCAGAACTTGTAATCGCTGTGGGTCCTGTAACTCCAGTCGCGCCTGTTGGTCCTGTTGGACCCGTGGCCCCAGTTGGGCCAGTCGCGCCAGTTAATCCAGTTGCGCCAGTTGCTCCGATTGGAACTACAAAATCAAGTACCGCCGCACCTGATGTTCCGCTGTTTGTAACAGAGCCCGTTGCTCCACCAGTGGTTGTTCCAACGGCAATAGTCGCCGCTACTCCAGTCGGTCCTGTCGGTCCAGTCAATCCTGTGGGACCTGTCGCGCCCGTCAATCCAGTCGGACCAGTCGCGCCAGTAATTCCCGTAGGTCCTGTTGAGCCAGTTGCACCAATAGGGCCAGAAAGGTCTGTATAGATGACTACCCATTTTTCTCCATCCCACTTCCACGTCTTTCCTGAAAAAGAGTGAAGGTCGTTTGTGTTTGGAGAGTTTGGAAAGTCAATAGCCATGATTAGTACTTAATGATGTAGTTGAGCGCTAGGAATGGGTCCACCGTTGCAAGTGCAGTGTTTGTAAATCCACCGTTGCCAGAATCAAAAGGACCAATATTGACATCATGTTGGTGATAAGCACTACGACCACCAGAAGTAAAAGGGGCAATATCTGTAGTATGTTGATGAACAACACTGCGACCAGTTGATGTTACATTGCCAATATTCACAGGGTGCACATGGCCTATCGCATCATAACCTGACACACTATTATTTTCATCATTTATTCCACCAGTTATTGCTCCAGAACCAGTACCAGTCAGAATGGCACGGTTTGTACCAGCAGTAGCAGTTTGAGCGGCTTTGTATGAGTGGGTGTGGCTACCATTAGCAGAATGGTAATGACCATCAGCACCTAGTGAATTGTTGCTTGGTGGGTCAACATCATGAGTATGTCCAGGGGAGTCATCACCTGAAGTTGTGCTTGGTGGGTCTATGGAGTGGGTATGCTCAGTATTGTCGTTTCCAGATGTTGTATTTGGTGGGTCAATAGAGTGAACATGTGTTGGAAGGTTACCTGAAGCAATAACAACGCTTTCAGCGCCACCTGTTGCCGCTAGTGCTCGTGAGGTTAATCCCGTTCCAGCACCTGCCCCTATTGGCATGCGGCTACGCATGTCAGGAACATTGAAAGTAGTTGTTCCATTTCCGCTTCCATATGTTGTGCCCAATACTGCAAACAAGTTTGCGTATGTTGTTCTGTTTATTGCAGCGCCATCACAAAGAAGCCATCCTTCTGGTGAAGTTGCACCCGCATATGGCATTAACCCACCTACTGGAATTAACGGATAACCGCCAGCACTGTTGTCATCAGCAACAGAGATTCCTTCTTTGACTGTAAATCTAGTTCTTGCCATCTTTATTCTTCCTCTGTTGTAGGAGTGCTTGAGACAACATTCCACGGAATGGCGTTATTGTTTAAATCCCAGTTATTCCACGAAACAGGGCGACCCGATTCTGGTGTTACTGGTAACTGAATAGTGTTTTCAAGAGGATAAGAAACAGTAGAAGTAATGTCTCGCATTGCTTGTCTCCAAATACGCCAATCGTTTTTAATTTCTTCAGAAATAGGGCAATCTGGCATTTGTGTCCAGTCTGACTCTTTTAGAAGAACATCACGCATTTCACGAAGCGCTTGAAGAAGTTCTTCTTGAGTTATTGCCGATTTGTCTGTAGTGCCTAAAGGCCAACCGTAAATTTGAATTAACATGTTATAAACCTATCAAACTAGAGACGACCTTGACATACGCGCTAGTTGTCGCAGCGTCTGTAACGGTTGCCTGAACCAAAACATTGTCACCACTTATGGAAGTAGAGATTGTCAAAGGAATGCGAGAAGCCCCTAACTCAATAACGCCGTACTCGGCAAGAGTCGGGGTGGTTCCGTTATGAATTAATAGAATCTTAGACACTGTATATTTTGAACCTTGAGTTACCTGGATGAGGAACTCTCCACTTCTCGCGACAATTTTACTAAAACTCGTGATGGTTGTTGCACTGTTTGTCGTAAGAGTGGTTTCTTGAGCAGAACCCGAGCCGCCACCATTTGACTCAACCCAGAACGAGTCAAAGTAAACAAAGGTTTTACCCGTATCCGACTCAAACCATATATCTCCCACAACAGGTGACGCTGGTGGAGTGTCAGAAACACGAAATACTCCCGTAGCGCCAGATGCACCCGTAGCACCAGAAGAACCAGTCGGACCTGTTGGGCCAGTTGGACCAGTCGCACCAGTAGGACCAGTAGGACCAGTAGGACCTGTAGCACCGATTAGTCCTTCTAGCCAAGATGCTTCAGTACCGTCCTCACCGTTTGCGACGGCAACCTCAAAAGCACTAAGACCAGTTGCACCAGTTGCACCTTGAGGACCAGTAGCACCTGTAGGGCCAGTAAGTGATTGGCCCGTAGGTCCTGTAGCACCCGTAGCACCAGGCGTGCCGGGAGTGCCGCTTGGGCCAGTATCTCCAGTAGGACCTTGAGGGCCGGTAGGACCTGTTGCGCCTGTCGCACCAGGGTCACCAGGGTCACCGGGAGTGCCGCTTGGGCCAGTATCTCCAGGCGGCCCTTGAGGACCAGGAATCCCCTCTGGACCTGTCGCGCCTGTTGCTCCCGCAGGACCAGTAGCACCTGTAGGGCCTGTTGCACCAGTTGCACCTTCTGCGCCTGGTGCTCCTGGTGCTCCTTCTACACCCGCAGCACCGTTTGCACCAGTAGCGCCTGTTGTACCAGTAGGACCTGTAGCGCCTTCTGGTCCTGTTGCGCCCGTTGCGCCTTCTGGACCAGTTGCGCCAGCAGCGCCTGGTTGACCGATTAGGGTGAAACGCCAGTCGTCAGCAGAATACCCTGGTCCAGTTGGACCAGAAGGAATGTATTGTGCAGGAGCGACACGGATAGAAGTGTCTGTTACGACCTGTTCAATAAACCCTTCTATGTATTTATTTGGCTCCGAGACGCTGCGGACATTAACGTACTGACCATTTGCGTATGCCCCAGTTTCTTCGGTTGCAAACTCAAACCTGCCGCCACCGTCAGGACCAGATGGGCCAGGAGTATGCTCGGTAGTGGAGTAAACCTCATATCCAGGACCGGTCGGTCCAGTTGCTCCTGTTGCGCCGTCTGAACCTACATATCCATTTTCACCGCTTGGTCCTGTCGCGCCAGTAGGTCCTGTTGGACCAGTTGCTCCAGTTGGACCAGCATCACCCGTATAGGGAACAAACTTGGCACCATCAAATCTCAGGATTTGCCCAGAAGTTGCACCAGAAGTGTCAACTTCAATGCCGTCAATAAAGATGGCTGGGACTTTTAGGGTGTCGTCAGTTTTTAAGACATTGGCTTCGTCACGATAGAGGTTTACATCTCCACCCTGAGTTCCGTCACCCCAGACAAGACGACCGCCACCTTGAATTTGGAGTCTTGCAAAAGTGTCACCGTCTACAAAAATTGTCAACCCATCGGAGCCAGCAGAAGTTAAGTTCCTAACGGCAATAGGGGTTATAAATTTTTGAGCCATGACCTCAGTCGTTTCTCTTGTTAGTGCCCCTCAGGGCTAAACATTAAGCCTTTTTGCCGAATGCTGTGTCTTTTGGATTTAGGTAACGCATAATAACAGGAAGCGCTGCTGCCCAGAGAGCATTTGCCGCCATCTTGATGTCTCCAGTTGAAGCGTAAACCGCTACTGCTGCACCGAGGACGCTTCTTGCGTACGATGCTGCCATTGCTTTTTGTTCTGCTGTAATTTTCATAATTTCCTATCCTGTTACTACGATTGTGTATTCGTTTGCTGTAATTGTTCCCAACAGAACTACAGTGATTGCGTCTGCTGTTCTTGCAGTAACGTCTCCAATAACTATTTCTCCAGTTGAAACTTGGAAAATTTGCACAATAACATTAACGTTGCTGAAGTTGTGCTTGACTACAGTAGTTGAAGTTCCAGACGAACTTGCAGCACATCCCTGTTTGGCAATACGGGCCAACACGGGGGTTGAGGTGGTTGCCGATTCCGCAGCACCTGGGGTTTCAATACCGAGGTTCGTACGAGCAGTAGCGGCTGTTGAGCCACCAGTACCACCATGTTCTACAGCAACGTCCGTGGCTGCCCAAGTACCAGTTCCGATTGTTCCGAGTGTCGTAATTGAGTCTTGACCAACATAGGTAGAAGCAATGTCAATTGCATCTGCAGTAATTGCTGTTCTGTTGGCGGTTACGTTGACATTGATTGTGTTGCCGGATTGGCTAATACCATCACCGGCAGTAAACGAACCAGCACCAGAGAACTGGGTCCAAGCAATTGATGTTGAATCAATGGTAATAGTTCCATTGGTTGATACAACAAATCCCTTGTCAGAGTTGACTGAACCCTCTTCAACGAAAGTAAAAGTACCTGGCTTGAGTTCGCCTGTGTCGGCCGTACCATTGGCATCAGATGAACGTGATGCTGCACCAGATGTCGTCGCTACATAAATACCGTTTTCAAGTGCGGTACTTTGATTCTTTACGAGAACACGGTCACCAGCAACAAGTGTTACCCCGTCAATCGTGTCGCCAGCATTAAGGTCCGAGGAAAGGTTGATTGGGTCCGTTGTTGCAACTCTTACGGATTGCTTAACATCAAGACCTTGGCGAGCGGCGTCTACGTAGCCTTTTGTGGCAATGTGTGCGGCATCCGTTGGGGTAGCAACTTTAGCATTTCCGTTTGCGTCTCTTTTGACCAACTTGGAGGCAGTTGCATCTGAAGTTGCGTCTGTAAGCATTTGCCACATTGCCGCAGGTA